GGCTCGGCACTTACTGCTGAGTTGCAGACTGGCGATATTGAGGCGCAGGGTCTTGAGACTCTCGCAACGCTTGCAAGGCCGATCATTGACGGTGGATCAGCGACCATTGCGATAGCGTCAAGAAAACGGCTGGACGGGAACATCAGCTATGCGAGTGCTGTTGCTGCTGATTCTGACAATCGCGTGTCTTTACGCAGTCGCGGGAAGTATCATCGTCTTTCTGTTGTACCAACTGGCAACTGGTCAAGCCTAGTCGGTACTGATCTTGATCTCGTTCCCTGTGGGGGTCGATGATGTTTCGTCGGCTACCTCAACAAGGTGGCAATCCGAGAGAGACTGCCGAAATCGTCAACCGGATTCTCGACGGTAAGGTTAACTCTGTCGGTCTGCTTACTCTTGCGACCGGCAACGCCACTACAACCACCCTATACGACGCCAGGATCAGTCCTGACAGCATTATTCTGTTCGTCCCCTACTCTGCTGCTGCCATAGCGGACGCAGTGCCTTACGGGTCGTTTCAAGACACTACAGACCAAACAGCGGCAAGCACTACCGCAGCCTATGCTATTACGTTGAACACGACGGACTTTGCCGTTGGTGTTGCGATTGTCAGCAACTCGCAGATTACTGTTAGGTCTGCTGGTATCTACAACATCCAGTTCTCGTTCCAGTTCGCCAACACCAGTGTTTCAATCCAAGACGTAGACATTTGGTTTCGCAAGAACGGTACTGATGATCCTGGGTCGAACAGTAAGTTTTCAGTCCCTAACAGTCATGGCGGGACGGACGGTCATCTGATTGCTGCGCTTAACTACTACATCCAGCTGGCGGCAGGCGATTACGTCCAGATCATGTGGGCGACAACTTCTACAGACGTGACGATCGAGCAGTTGCCAGCGCAGACAAGTCCGACTCGACCGACGACGCCGAGCGCGATTGTCACGATCAACAAGGTGGACGAGTCATCCTCGTCTGACATTTACGCATCCAATCAACTTCAGGGCGAATGCACAGTCAACCACTTTGCAAACGCAACAGCGGACAAAACCTATCGTTATGTCGTACTTGGCTAGGTACGTAAAACCGGAGGAGTTACGGTCAGTCTGGGATCAAGTTAGACCTGGGTTGTTGGAGGTTAAAGAGGCAAGTAACGAGCCTTGGATTCCAGAGGATGTTTACGCTGACTGCTTCGCTGGAAGATCGATGTTGTTTCTGCTGGGAGATGGGTTTGGAGTAGTTCAACCGCAGGGCGATACGCTTCATGTTTGGTGCGGTTGGGGTGCGTGGATGATGGATGACGGGATGGCTGAATTATTTGCGATTGCCAGACAGGGTGGAGCGCGTAAAATATCGTTTGACTCTAATCGTCCTGGCTGGCAGCGGGTGGCTAAAAAGTACGGATTTCGTCCGCGAAAGTGGATAGCAGAGGTGTGACATGGCAGGTGGTGGTGGTCAAACAGTCAGTCGGACGGAGCTTGATCCGACCCTTCAGCCTTTTGTGCAATACGGTCTGAGCGAGGCTCAACGGCTCTATCAGCCTGAGAATCGTCCGCAGTATTACTCCGGTCAGACCTACGTCGGGCCGAGTGCTTATACTACGGAAGCCATGCAAGCCGCAGCCGAGCGTGCGAGGATGGGTTCTCCGCTCACACAAGCCGCGCTAGGCCAGCAACAGGCGACGGTAGGGGGTCAGTACCTTGGGGGTTCTCCGTTCTTCCAAGGAGCCTTCCAAGCCGCTGCACGACCGCTTGAACAGACGTACATGGATGCCATCAACCGCGCTAGGTCTGCTGCATCGTCTGCTGGCCGATACGGGTCAGGTGCGATGGGTCAGTTAGAGGGTCGAGCAGAAGGTGCGCTTGCGACGGGTCTGTCGGATATTGCCGGGAAACTTGCTTTCGAGAATTACGCTCGTGAGCGAGGTTTGCAAGAAGCCGCAGCCACTCGTGCGCCTGCGATGGCTGAGACTCAGTACGGCGACATTCAGCGGCTTGCTAACGTCGGGGCGATGTCGGAGGACTATCAGCAGCGGCAGATGGCAGCAGACATTGCTCGATTCAATTACGGTCAACTTGCACCCTATCAAGCCTTGCAGAGTTTCCTTGGGTCTGTGTATGGCGCTCCGTCAGGGATGATGGCGACTCAGCCGGTAATCGGTAATCCGCTGCTTGGTGCGCTGGGCGGTGCTGCTGCTGGCTACGCTCTCGGTGCTCCGCAGGGATACGGTGGTGCTGGTGCTGCTGCTGGTGGTTTGTTGGGTGGGTTTGGGAGCCGAGCATGAGTGGAATGGAACCGATCATAATGGGTGCAGTCGCTGGTGCTGCGCTCAACCGGGATGACCCGATGAAGGGTGCCATGATGGGTGCTGCGCTAGGCGGCGGGGCCGGCGCTCTGTTGGGTGGAGCGGGTGCGGCGGGAGCAGCGGAAGCCGGTGCGCTAGGGGCGGCAGAAGGAGCAATGGCGGCTGACGCTATGCCAGCGTTTCTTGCAAATCAACCAATGGGGCCATCCGGGTTAATGCCGGTTGATGTGTTTCCCGTGAACGCTTATCCGGCAGCGGAAACGATCCCGGTGTTTAACAATGAGGCAATCGCACGAGCCTCAATGGGAGGAGACTACACTGGCATTGGCTCTGGGGCATCTGGCTCGTCTATGTATAGTCCATTTGGTGGAATGATTGGATACGAGGAAGCAGCAGGGAAAGAACTTGCAAAGGCGCAAGCAAAGGACATCATGATGCGTGGTGGTGGTATGCCATCACTCGGCGGTGCAATGAATATGCTGGGTCAGGCTCAGCCTCGAGCCGGGATGCAGGCACCAGGAATCCGCAGAGGACAGCCCCAGGCAGTCAACTACGGTGGTCTTGCTAGTTTGTTGGAACCTAAACTTACTGAGAGGCGGCGACTTTCGCTGTTGTGACATGGATGAAATTCTCGCTCAGTTGTTCCCGCAAGCACCGTCCTACTTTCCTGGTCTGTTAGGGCAGGAGCAGGCCAATCTGCTTCAGCAGCAAGCGCAACGACAGGGTTTGCTAGGCATCGGCATGGGGTTGTTGCAAGCCGCAGCCCCGTCTACCACTAGGCCGAGCCTTGGTGCTGGTATCGCGCAGGGGTTGGCGACTGGCCAACAGATGGCGCAGAACGTCTATGCTCAGCGGCTGCAAGAGCAGCAGATCGCGCAGAAGCTGGCAGAGCAACAGCGACAACTTCAACAGCGAGAAACAATGCGGAGATTGTTCCCGCAAGTGTTTCAGCAGACTGTTGAGCGTGGTGCGGTGGCTGGCGAAGAAGGCCCGATTCCGACCGCTCAACCACGTGTATCGATTGACCCGCAAAAGCTATCAATGCTTGCGATGGCATCTGACAATCCGTTGGACGCTCTTAGCAACATTGGGAAAACTGTTCAACAGCTTCGTCAAGCTGGTCTGACTACCGGAGCGATTGGAGAAACTGACCCGTTTACTCCGTTCCTGGCAAGTGATAACGAAAACATCAGGAACATGGCGGCGAACTATTCGCGCTCGTTTAGAACTGGTGCGCTTGATGAGCCTGCAATCAATCGGGCTGTTGAAGTGATGAGTAAGATGCTGGAAACAGCAGGGAAGCCGACAGGGTTGAGTGGCGAATATGCCAACCTTGCTCTATCAAGGTTTGGAACTGCGGATATTCGTAAGCTAACTCCTGAACAACGCACACAACTTGAAGGATTGGTACAACAACAAAAAGCAGCGGTTGCTGCTGCGGGGCGTCCATCATTGGACGTTAAAGTTGGTGAAACTGCTGGCGCCACGTTAGCAAAAGGGTTAGGCGAGAGAGTTGAATCGTCGGAAGCAGAGGCACTAGCAGCGCAACAGTCACGGCAAACGATTGCCAACCTTAAAAACGTCATCGGTCAAGGCGTCATGTCTGGCCCGTTGAGCGCACAAACTGCTGTGATTGCAAGGGTTGGGGCTACTCTTGGCATTACAGGTCAGACAGTTCAAGAAACGCTTAACCGCACGACTGAAGCGTTGCAAGGGTTGGCAAGCCTAGAGTTGAACGCAGCCCAACAAATGCGTGGGCAAGGAGCGATTACAGAAGGTGAGCGAGCGTTGATTGCTCGCGCTGCTGCTGGCAATCTGCAACAGTTGACTGCTGGCGAGGTTGTGTCGCTACTCAATGCTCTGGATAAAGTATCTACCAGGAAGATCGAAACGCATAAACGCAATGTCCAACGGCTCAAGAAAGTTTTGCCGGAGGAGTTGCAAGGGTATGCTGATGTATTTACCACTGACTTCCCCGAGCCGACAATTTCTACTAGTGCTCCTGGTGGCGCAAGAGGTGCCGCTGTAGCTGCTGGACTTGTAACGAGGTAATTATGACTCCTACGCAACGACTACAGGCACTTCAGCAAGAGTTGCTTACGGCACAAGATCGAGATGCGCTAACCCCACAAGGACAGCAAGTCTTAAAAATGCTGCAAAGTGGCGTTGCCACCGGAGGTGTTGGATCATTTGTGCAGGGTTTGTCGATGAACTTGTCGGACGAAGCGATAGGAGCAATTCGCTCTTATCTGTCTCCAGTTCCTAGTCAAGTATCGGAAACGCTGAGTAAATTTGAGCAGGCAAGGCAGGCCGAAATCGGCGGCCCTGCAATGCCTCAACTTACACCAGCACAAACAGGCGCAGCAATCGAGCGTCTTGGTTTGCAGCAGTACGGAGAGCAATTCCCTGTTCGCGCAATTGCTAGTGAACTAACTGGAGCGGTTGTTCCTGGGATATTGATGCCAGCCACAACTATTCCAAAGATGATCGGAATCGGAGTAGCAACAGGGGCTGTTTCCGGGGCTGGGCAGGCTGAAGGTGGGGCGGCAGAACGGATGACGGGCGCAGCGATTGGCGCTCCTCTAGGCGGCGTTGGCGCAGGTGTTGGTGGCGTTGCTGGACGAGTAGTTGGTAAAGGCTACCGCAGCATGGTGGATGCCATGTTTAAACCACCGGAACGTGCCGGTGTTGAGTCTGCTCGGCAAATGCTGAAGGAGGCGATTACTGCTGATGTTGGCGATATTGACCAAGCGATTGCTCTCATCATGCAGCGTACTGGCAAGCCTTATACGCTTGCTGATATTGGCCCGAATACGCGAGCTTACTTGGACGCTGCTTATCAGATTCCAAGTCCTGGCAAGAAAGAGGCAGACGCATTCCTGCGAGAACGCGATAAAGGGATGTTGTCACGCTTAACCAGCGACATTCAGGAAGCATTCGGTAGTCGCGCATCGTTTTTCGACGAGTTCAACGCTCTAAAAACGGCTCGAGGTGAACTTGGCAGCAAACTTTACGACAGAGCATTTAGAGTTGAGATTCCTGTTAACACGGAATTGACCTCGATCCTTAGAACTCCATCTGCTCAAGCAGCGTATGACCGCGCTGCAAGGATCGCTGCTGATCGTGGAATCGAGCTTCCAAAAGTAACCATCACTCCTGATGGTAAGTTGGTTACTCCAAAGGGTGACGAGGTAAAAGGGATTAATACAGAGTTCCTGCATTTCCTGAAGATGGGTCTTGATGACGTTATTTTCACTGGCAAGGCTCCAACATCAGGCATTGGAAGAACTGAACTCTCTGGTCAGAAAGAAGTGCGGCAACGATTGCTAAACATGGTTGACCGTAATAATCCTGCATACGGCAGAGCTAGAAACTATTGGGCAGATGACACCGCGGCAATGGATGCTATGCAGCAAGGCCGTGATTTTATGAGGCTTGACTACGATGAGCTTGCCTCCGATCTGCGGAAAATGTCGTTGTCAGAAAAAGAGGCTTTCCGTCTCGGTGCGATGCAAAACTTGTTAGACCGTATTGGTGGCGCACAGGTCGGCGAAACTGTTCTGCAAGGCACGATGACTGATGCTAAGAAGTTGCTACAACCGCAGACGGTTAGGATGATGCGCCTAACCTTTCCGACTGGAGATGTTGGAGATAAAGCATTCGATAAGTTCATTGGCAACTTAGGCGATGAACTGCAAATGAAGTCAACCAGTCAAACGGTATTAGGTGGATCGCAAACGGCTGGCCGGATGGAAGCCGCGCAAAAAATTAAGATGGAAGCTGCCAGAGAAATACCGCAAGCGTTGAGCTTGACTGGTGTGCTTATGCAAGCAATGCGCCGAGATGTTGGTGCATTGTCAGATGCCCAGATGCGGTCAACTGCAACTGAGTTGTCACGCATCCTGTTGGAGCGCGATCCGAAAGCGTTGCAGACAATTTCCAAAGAGCTTCAACAGCAGACGTTGGCTGACATTCTTCGTAAACGTGCGCCAGAGGTTCCGGCTGCGCTGGGTAGAGGATTGGTTAGTCCGTTCTTGTTTGGCGAGATTGGTGGCAGTATTGGCGGCACAGCGATACCTAGCGGCTTATTGATGGGGCAGTGACATGGCAAAAGTAAAAATCAGCGAGTTCGACACCAATCCAGACAACAACACTGATATTGACAACATCAATATCGCTGAGAACTGTCCTCCGGCGAACATCAACAATGCCATCCGCGAGTTGATGTCGCAGTTGAAAGACTTCCAAGCTGGCAATCAGGCATCGAACCAACTACTAGCCGCTGGTGGCGGGACTGGCCTATCGTCATCTGGTACGTCTGGCAACGTCCTGACTTCTGACGGTAGCGGGTGGGTATCGTCTGCGCCTAACTACGTGCCGACTGGTGGAATGGTGATGTGGGGGACTGCCTCTGCTCCGACGGGCTACCTGCTCTGTAACGGTTCTGCGGTGTCGCGGTCTACCTATTCGGCGCTGTTTGCGGTAGTCGGTACGGCATTTGGATCGGGTGACGGGTCTACTACGTTCAACCTGCCAGACTTCCGAGACCGCTTCCCTGTCGGTGCTGGCACGACGTACAGTGCTAACTCAACTGGTGGTAGCAAAGACGCAATCGTTGTCAGCCACACTCACACTGGAACTTCATCTGTAAGCGATCCTGGTCATACACATTACACGACTTATCCATACGCATATCAGGGTGCTACCCCAACACTACAAAGCGGATCGTTTAATTTCTTGTCGTTCGCTGACACAATGTCACACGCATTTACTGGCGTTACTGTTGCCACTAGCATTTCAACAACCGGATCGTCTGGTACGAATGCTAATCTACCGCCCTACCTGGGGGTCTACTTCATCATCAAGACATGACAACCGCAAACGAAGTCGAGGCTAAGCTAATGACGCATGAACAGGTTTGCGCTGTCCGCTATGAGGGCATCAACGCTCGTCTCAAGCGTCTTGAACAGATACTCATCGGAAGTGCTGCGTTCATCATTGCTTTACTGCTTGGCCTTGTTATGAAGGTGTGAGATGGTAGAGATCGCGGTCGCGCTTGCTGCTGCACAGGCTGCGGTCGCAGGCATCAAACAAGCCATCCAGGTTGGTAAAGACGCCAAAGAGTGTCTAGGCGAATTCATGCAACTGTTTGACGCGCAGGATCAGATACAGAAAGCGTCAACAGATGAACGAGCAAAGCTGCCGGAGCAACAGCAGAAGTCTGCAATGTCAGAGGCTCTCGAGTCCGTCATTGCTGCGAAGAAAATCCGCGACATGACTGATGAGTTGAAGCAATATCTCATCTGGTCAGGACAGTCTGACATCTGGGACGAGATCCAGAGAGAACGCAACGCTATCATCCAGAAGCGCAAAGCTGCTGAGTTGGCGGCAAAAAAGAAGGCCGAGGAAGATGCCGAGCTACGTCTTAAGCAGCGGAAAGAGCGGATGCTGCTGGCTGTAGTGTTAGGGATCGGAGGCATCATCTTCTACCATTCTGTCGCTTACATCTGGTCGTGGTATCAGGCGAACCAGTGAAGTACCTCGCTGGTGTCATGTTCTTCGTTGTAGTGCTGATGGCAACGCTTGCAGGGATAAGCCGATGAACACAGAACAGATTGAAGTCAGAACGTGGTCGGTGGTGGTGCTGACGCTGAACTTTATTTTGTTCGGCAGTGTTGCAGCTATCCTCTATGCGGTGATGTTCGTCGAGCATGACCTCGAGCGCATCAGCCCTATCGACCAGCAGTTCCTTGCGATCCTGAAAGACATTATGTTGTTGTGTATCGGCGCTGTCGGGGGGTTGGTAGGCAGGAAGGGTGCCTATGCTGCGGCTAACTTTGTTGCAAAGGAAAAAGATGATGCTTCCACTCGGCCCACTCCTTGACATTGGCGGCAAGATTCTTGATCGAGTCTTGCCTGACCCTGCTGCTGCTGAAGCTGCCAAACGGGAGCTTGCAAAGCTAGAGCAGGACGGTGAACTGGCGAAGATGGCTCAGCAGACAAAGCTGTTTGAGTTAAACGTCGAGAACACGAAGTCCGCACGAGAGATGCAGGTGGCCACCAGGAGCCGCATCCCTGCTGTGCTGTCTATCGTCACCGTTGCTGGGTTCTTTGGCCTGCTGATCGGTTCTGCGCTGGGGTACATGAAATTAACTGGCAGCGATGTAATGATGCTGCTGCTGGGTGTCCTGGCTCGAGAGACTGCATCGGTTTACAACTTCTGGTTGGGTTCGTCCAACTCCAGTCAAACGAAGGACTTGATGAAGAAATGATCGACACTTGGAAAGACTCACTTGCTCGCGTCCTCCATCACGAGGGAGGATTCGTTAATCACAAGGATGACCCAGGCGGCGCCACCAACCACGGTTGCACGCAGAAAGTTTGGGAGGAGTTTTGCGGTCATCCTGTCAGCATCGACGACATGAAGGCACTCACGCACGATGACGTTGCCCCGCTCTACAAAACCAAGTATTGGGATCGGGTGAAGGGTGACGATCTGCCAGCAGGGATTGATTTCTGCGTGTTTGACGCATCAATCAACTCAGGTGTTGGCAGAGCATCCAAGTGGCTTCAGGAATCTGTTGGAGTCCAGCCTGACGGTGTTATCGGGCCGATGACGCTGCGAGTCGCACAAGCAATGGTTCCGAATGACCTTGTGAACCTGTATTGCGACAAGCGGCTGGCGTTCCTGAAGGAACTCAAAACCTGGGATGTGTTCGGTAAGGGCTGGGAACGGAGGGTGGAAGAAGTCCGCTCCCATGCGCTCACAATGATCGCAAAAGCCGGTTGATGTACCACTGAGCCTTTTCGAGATCCTCTCTGCCGTTTTTCTTCTTCCACCGCCAGAGATACTTAATCGCGTTTCCAGTGCAGAAAGCCTCCATGCCTTGCAGTCCTTCCGTAGCGACTGCAATGGCATCAATGCACTCAACAGCCCCTTTGTAGTGGTCGGGGTTGGTAGGGTCAGAATGGGGCGTCATCTCGTGCCTTCGGTTCAGCCAGTGTTGCCCATCCATCCCAGCCGACAGGAACTGACTCCACCTTGAGAGTCAAACCTTTAGCGGTTTGCATGACAACGCCGATCTTCTGCCAGCGTTTTTTTTCCTCTCCTTGCTTGTTTGTATAAGTTCCAGTGCTAGCGATCACTTCGTATGCGATGGGCATAGTTTTTCCATTAGGTTGTTGACTTCAGACAAAAACTCTTTGACCTTGCTCTCGAACTTCTCGATCTCCTCCTCTGTCGGCTGGAACCGGACTACAAACAGCCGAAGATGCTCGGGGAACCTGTCATCAAACGACACAAAGTCCACCCACTTCCTGCCGGTACAGCTAAGTTGAGCCAGCATCTGCGGGGTGTACTTCGCAGGAGGTTTCCCGCTTTGGATGTAGTCGAGGTGTGTCGTTGATCGCGGGCACTTGATCTCCACCAGACCGTCAGACCCAACCAGGGCATCAGGGCTGGCACCAAACCAACGGATCAGCGGGTGCTTCACAAACCCAACATCGTCCGTCAGTTCGTAACTCGCTTGATACGCAGCCTTTGCAAGCGGCTCAACATCAATCCCTCGTTGCATATCTGCGTTAACAAACGAATCCTGCGCTCGACCCGTTAGTCGCTCCGTGACCAGTTGGGTTAAGTATCCTTTCCTTGCCTGCGTGTCCTTGCCTGCAAGAATGTCGGCAGCACGAGAGCCTGTCGCATGACCCAGCCTGTCCTGAAACCACTGTTCTGTCCGCTGTTCCATCAGCGATCCCCAGCAATATATCGGTTGAAGTAATCCAGCGATTGTTCCTCGTTATCAGGCTCCACCCACTCCAAAACCCTCTGAAAGCGCCCAGAAGCGGCTTTCCTGCGTCCGGTAGGCATCAGGTATCCCTTCCTCACCAGCGGCGCTATCCGGGGCGTTATCGTGTTAAGCGGGAGTCCTGGCAGACGCTTGGCTAGTTCGTCTGCGGTCAACCCCTTCTTTGCGCTCCTGAACTCGGCCAGCACGACCATCTCGAGTCGGTTGGCATCGACGCTGACTGCAGCCTCGTGGCTGGTTTGCGGGTCGGTGCTGCGAGCTAGTCCTGGCCAGTTCATGCTTTCACCCATGACTGATGGGGGATCGGAAACTTGGGAGCGTGAAAGAACTGCCGCAGGATCAGCGTGTCGGGGTTGTAGAAGGCACCAGGGTTGATTGATTTGATCTGAGCGATGGCCACCTCCAGTTCCTTGTTGTCGTGTTGATAGTCGCGTCCGACTCGAGCAGCAGCGCGGAGCATGGCACGTTGTTGGTCATTCAAAAGAATTGCGGGTTGCATCATTTCACCTCCATGAGTTCGTTTTTGCGTTTGTTCTTAGCTGCTTCGATCAGATTCATTGCCTCAGTACCTTGATGGGCTTTGTAGGCATGACCATAGATCGTCTTAAGTTCGTCTAACGTGGCGCATTTCATCAACTGGTTGACGTACGGTGCTGGGTCGAGTGTTGGGCGTTTTGCCGCGGCGTTACCGTCATCGTCCTCTGGAGCTATGCCACAAGCTGCCATCAGGCTGTAGCGGCGGGCGTATGAAAGCGCCGAGCCGTAGCCCTGTGGGTCTTGCTTTGCAGCAGGTACGTGCAACCTACCGCCTGACATTGTTTCGCCGGACTCGTGAACGAATACGGTCTCGACGATCACTCCGTCCTCGCACTCGTGCGTCTGCTGCATGAGCATGATGCCGTTCCCGTTCAGCCCGTCGATAACAGCCTCTACGCAAGCCGCAAGATCAGCGTATCTGCTTTTGAAGTGCGGGTTTGTGGAGGATTTCAACGCAGGCCCGAAAGCCTTCTGTGCCTTGACCAACGATGATGCGATCTGTTTCATACGTCCCTCGATATTTTTGCCACTTGGTTAGGTATTGTTCCTGTTCGCTCGGTGGTGTCCACCCGAATCGTCGCCACGTTTGCTGCACATCTGTGGCGACGCCGGGAGTCCACTTAAAATCTAAATCCGTGAGATGAGTTGCCAAACAAGGTCTCCTATCGTTGAGGTTGAACCGATACTCCAATCGACTGCTGTGATGCCGAGGACTACTCCTGCTGCGATGATTGCGAGGTGTTTCATTTGCAAGCCTTGTATGCGAGTTTGGAGGACTGCTTCCAGGTGTCGTACTGTTTCTCTGCCAGTTCCTGAATGCGCTGCTTGAGCCATGCTTTCGCATCCTCACCGTTCCAGAGCATCTCGATCACTTGGTCGGTGGTGATGTCGGTATCGCGGTCTAGGTCGCCCCAGACCTGGATGATTTCCTTGACTGTCGCTGAGTCAAGCCAGCAAGCAATCTCGTCGCTCTCCTGCTTTTGCTGACGCTCGAGACTGTCGTTGTAGTTGTCCTCACGAATCCAGTGCAGGTCGATTCCAAAGTCGCTCATGTTGTCCTCGGTTGTTGTTTGTTGACGGTGAAAGAATAGTACAGTAGACTTCATCCAGAGGTCAACTAGAGCGTTCCATTTTTTACAACTTTTACAATTTGAGGTTGCGATGACACCGAATGATGCGATCAACCTAGCCGCTGCCCTGGTGGGCACGAAGGGACGGTTGTGTGAGCAGTTGCAGGTCAGCAAGCAGGCAATAAACGGGTGGAAAACGAGAGGGGTGCCGATCAAGCGAGCTTTGCAGATTCAGGAGTTGACGGGAGGGGTGGTCAAGCTGGGAGACTTGTGTCCGCAGTACGCCAACATCGAAATCGTGCAGATCGAAAATGTCTAGCCTGACTGCTAGGTCGAAAGCTGTGCTTGTAGAGCTGGGCTACCAAGTGGCATTGGTCGAGCACTACAACTCGTTCACTAGGCGCAAGCACGACCTCTGGGGCTGCATTGATCTGCTTGCAATCGGTCACGGCGAGACGGTAGCAATCCAGGTGACAAGCAAGGGTCATCTGTCAGAACGTCGGCACAAGATCGAGGAGGCCGAGGCTTACCCTGAGATGATTCGTTCAGGGTGGCGGGTGGTGCTGCATGGGTGGTTCAAGGAAGGCAACCGTTGGCAGTTGAAAGAGGTTGAACTGTGATTGAAAAGATTGGGGATGCAACTCTTTATCTAGGCGACTGCCGGGAGTTACTGCCGTACCTGCCAGCCGTGGATGCGGTCATCACCGACCCGCCCTATGGGATCAACATCACCAAAAGCAACCGGCTGGCGGTTAGTCGCGGCATGGGCGGCGACAACTGGGACGAAGCGCCACCGGATGTCGCCACCATCAAGGCCGTCTGTGACGCTGGCGACAAGGCGATCCTGTGGGGCGGCAACTACTTCGGCCTGCCGCCAGCCCGCTGCTTTCTGATCTGGGACAAGCAGAACGAGGGCAGGGACTTTGCCGACATTGAGTTCGCTTGGACGAACATCGATGCGGTCGCCCGGATCTTCAGGCAGCGCCCGATGAACATGGACGGCGGCAAGGTGCATCCCACCCAGAAGCCGCTGCGCCTGATGCAATGGTGCATCGACCAAGCGGGCAACCCACAGACGATCCTTGACCCTTTTATGGGATCAGGAACGACAGGCGTGGCGGCAATTCAGATGGGCCGTCAGTTCATCGGTATAGAACGTGAAAAAAAATATTTCGACATTGCGTGCGAGCGCATCGCTAACGCATACGCACAGCCATCACTGATCGAAACAACACCACAACCTAAACCAGAACAATCAACACTTCTATAACCATGATCTACACACTAGCCAACGACACCGCCCGTAAACGCGCATTGCAAGCCGTATCAGCCGCTAAACCGGGTTGGGTGGTATCCATCCAGCCACCCAACAGAACAAGCGCTCAGAACTCGTTCTATTGGGCCACACTATCAGCGATCAGCGAGCAGATACGTCCGCAGGGTCAGGCGCACGATCAGGATGTCTGGCACGCTTACTTCAAGACTCGCTATCTGCCTGGGAGGATGTTGGAGTTGCCCAACGGTCAAATGATGGAGGCAGAGCCGACTACAACAGGGCTGACGAAGGCACAGTTTTCCGACTACGTTGAGCAGGTATTGGCATGGGCGATCAATCACGGGTTGACTCAGACGGACGAGATGTCTGTTTTGCGTGCGGCGAACGACACGACAACGCAAGACTCGTCACTCTCCCTGATGGCTCCATAGTCGGACTACAGTCCAAGGCTTACACGATCTACTGTGAGGCTCAGACTGTGTTGTCTTGGACAAAGCCTAAACGGACAGAGTATCTCGAGCGTGTTGAAAAGGCTCGCGGCATAGCAGGCAGGGAAGAACTGGCAAAGGAGATTCTGAGATGGTACGCAGTAAAGCGTGGCTCAAAGCTGTAGCAAGTCTCGACTGCCAGCGATGCGGTCTGGACGGTCAGACACAAGCTGCTCATGCGAACTGGGGTGCATACGGCAAGGGGATGGGGATGAAAGCACACGATTGCTTTACCGCGGCACTCTGTCAGCACTGTCACTTTGCCATCGACCAGGGGTCGAAGATGACAGGAGAGGAGCGGCGGGAGGCGTGGGAGGATGCGTTCCGCAAGACGTTGGTTGCTCTGTGCGAGGCTGGCAGGTTCAGTGTCAAGTAGTGCGGGGAAAAGGTTCTATAGCAGGTGTTTTCCACTACAAGGAGGTGAAAATGAGTCAAGACAAAAGTGGGCCAGCGTTTCCGTTGCATCCAAACCTTGCGCCAGCATTAGGGTGCGTGAACTCTGTTAGCGATGCAGGGATGTCTGTACGAGACTATTTCGCAGCAAAGGTTTTGCAGGGCATCTATGCACACACTGGTGGTGGATCTCCAGATTGGGCAGAAGATGATATTGATGTTGCAGAACATTGTTATGAAATGGCTGACGCTATGTTGAAAGTGAGGTTGAGATGAAGAAGGTAGCAATAGGTCTGTTGTTCTCTCTGGTGGCTAGTGTTGCTTACGCTGCTTGCAGCACGCACACGTACTTCGTCAACGGCAGGTATGTCACCTGCACTACCTGTTGTTTCGGTAGCAATTGCAATACGAACTGCTATTGATGTAAGATGGTTCTTGTTGGTGTGGAAGCCGACAGAACCGTCTAGCCTGACTCCGACCCCGAGAGGGGTGGCCCTAGCAGCAAACTGGGGTTCTTCCACCGGGGTCAGCCTAGACGGTTTTTCATTTCTACGGCCAACCGCACTCCGAGCGAGATCAAGAGCCTGCATGGGCTGCGCGGAAGAAAACACAGGCCAATCTGACACCCTGATTGCGAGCCTCCCAGCCTGTCTGCGAGGGACTGGATAACGTATGTGCTGAACGGGTGGTAGACCCAGCACAGACGGATGAATCGCAGCCGCTAGGTACTCTGGCTCTGTCACAGGATGACAGCAGTGGGAGAGGAGGAAGCCAGACGCTTGGCTACCACCCTGGGGGAACTATGCTCAGAGAAAACACTGTTAGGCAGAACCTATTGCTAACGGACAATCGATAGAAAAGTTTTTTACACAACACTAGAAATTTGCTTTACATTCCTTCCATCGACAACAAAGGAGTAGGAAGCATGAACAAAGAGACACTCGTAAAACTGCTGGAGTCTGGCGCTTACTTCAACAGATCCGAGAGCAAGATTTATCACGATAGTTTTAAAAAAGGCTGGAGAAAGTTGCGTTGGTCTGACATCTCTTGGAAGGCTGTAGATCGTGCTCATGGGATGTTTGGGGATCAGCGGCTTGTTCAGGAAAACTCTGTTTATCGGTTGGTTTGAACGATGGGCAAACCAGATGACGTAAGCGCCGGGTGCTGGGAGGACTTCCTAGCACACCGGAAAGCCAAGCGAGCGATTGTCACTGAGCGTGTAGTGCAGCGGATACGCACAGAGGCTGATCTTGCTGGCTACACGCTAGAGGAAGCCCTAAACGAGTGTGTAGACCGTGGCTGGCAGGGATTTAAGGCTGAGTGGGTTGCGCCTAAGAAGCCAGCTAAGA